GCACAAGAATCATCACGTTATTGCGCTGGATGACGGTCCCTGGATCGCATACCCGAATAACCGGTTGGTCTGGCACGACCCGTCCTGGATCGAGCCAGCACCGGACCGGGAATGGCGGACGCCTACTCGAAGCTATGCGGTGGAATGATCACTCCGGTGTCTCCGCAGCAGCGGTCGGCTTTGGTTCTAAAATTAACTGCATAATTTCATCGTCGCTGTTTTTAGATGTCGGCCCCATCATTTTGCCGTTAACCGTTTGCCCATTCAAAGGTGGCCTCAATGCGCGGATAAGCGCACCCTCTACGCTGTTAAGATCATCCGGCGGCCAAGGCATAAAAATTACTCTGTTGAATTTACCTTCATGGTGATGCGCCAAAATTCTGGCATAAACACTAACAGACTGGCCTACATACAAAAGTTCATTGTCTTTGCACAAGAAGTATATCCCAGAACGCCGCGCTTCGGCGCTGATATCAATCAATCCTGGTATTTGCCTCAATTGCTCTGGAACATTCCGATAATCGCTGATGCGCTCTTTAGCAACGATAACAGTAAACGCTTGTGGCAACGGCTTGCCCTTGACACGTTCCAAGGCATTTTGGGAAATCCAATCCTTCACTTCCCCAATGCGGAAAAGAGGCGAACCGTTATCAATCCGCCAATGTGGCGCATAACCACTGTCCGCAAGTTGGATAAGCCTTTCCGCGCTGATGCCGAGTCCTTGACAAATCTCATCGGCGGTTTTTAAGGAAGAGGGCCAACCATCTGTAATTTGTGTGATGATGTGGGCAGGCTTTTCCATTTTTTGAACATTGTCGCTCACTCCGGTGTCTCCCCGGCCATCTCGCCGGCCAGAGCGATGTAGCCGGCAGCATCCACCCAGTTGTCTGCGTGATCTGGATTCTGGCTGGCGCGGGCGAGCTTTAACGCCGCCATCATCAGCGCAACCCGCATCGGGCTGACCGAGAAACCCAAGATCGCGGACCACGTCTCCGCGATTACCTTGTGCATCTCATAGGCATCGCCGTAGGTCACGGCCCGGTCGTTGTTAATCAAGGTCTTGGCCGTGTCCAGGATTTCATCGCGTGTCATCGCAATTCCTCAAATGTTTGCCGAAATTTACGGTCGGCACATCGCGCCACTCAAACTTGATATCCACGGTCACTCCTGTCTGGGCCGTGCGGTTGTGTCAGCCCTCATCGCCCATCCCACACTTGCAGGATGAAACACTGATCGGCCCCTTCACGCGCTCGACCATCAGCCCATCCATGACCATTCCCCCAATGAACTTCTGTAGGTCGTCCCGGTTGAAAATGGGGTTATCCACGTATGCTTCAACGACGCATCCGCACGGTTTTGTGCCAATGTATGCAAAACCGGGCAGGGCGGCGTCTATCGAGGTTGTGTAAGCGGGCAGCGAATCTGGGTCTAAGACTTTTGCAATATCAAAATCCAGGTCAACGTTCCCCTCGCTCGCCTGTGCCAGCCGATCTATGAGTCCATGACTAGACATGTGCGGCACCTCTGCGCTGAGTGCGCTGGCGGCTTCGCGGAGAAGGTCGGCGCATTCGTCAAGCCCGGTTGCTGCCGCGCGGGTTGCCATGCCGTCAAGCCGCTCCGCAAGTTCCTTGCGCGCCGGGTCTAGCGTGTCAGTCGGCATCACTTCTCTCCTTTGCCCAGTGCTGCGCGGGCTATCCGGCGCATTTCGGACAACGTGTCGGCCAGTTCCATATCCGTCAGCGCCGCTTCCAGCACCCGCACCCGCTCGGATTGCGCGATGGCCGTTGGGTCCGCGCTGATAGTTTTTTCATTAGTCACAATTTCCCCCCTTTCTCGGCAATCAGCCCAAGCTGCCGCATCCGCCGGGAAGCTGCGGATGGCGTTGAGTAGCCGAGAGCCTCTGCTATCTCCACAGTTGTCGCGCCGTCGCGACACATCTCGCGCATGAGCCGGTCGCGCTCTAACGTGTCGTAGGGGTTTTTGTCAACGCCGACATCGCGCCGCTTGCGAACCTGCACTGCGGACGGGGCTTCCTTTGCCGCCGCGGCTTGACGCAGCATACCTGGGCCACTTTTGTAAGAAATCATAGCGATGCCCCGACAATAGATATCACCCCGACCAAAGCGATGACGGCGACCGCGAGCGCCCAAGGCCACAAGCTCCGCATGGCCCGTTCCGCTCGATAATTTTCTGAGCGGCGGCGGAGCTGGTCTTCCGAAAAGTTAGCCGATTCGTGCCACCAGTTTTTCATGCCGCCACCTGCCTGGATTTGAGTTCCGCACCGGCGCGGTGCTGCACATCGATTAGGTGGCGCATCGCCACGATCCGGCTCGCGTCGTAGCGCGTGACGCGCTCGGTCTCGATCTGCACGAGGCGACGATAAGCCTCGCGGGACAGGTCTACCAGCTCGTCTTCCGACAAGATATAGAGGTCGGCGTCGGTATAGGGGCGATCAACGTCAACCATTTTTCTGGGCCTCCTCATATGCGGACAGAACGTCGTAGAGCGGGTCACCATCGACTAAAAACAACTTCACCTCCGGTGAATCGTCAGACCACGACCCGATTGTGACTGCGCGATATTGCTGGCCGTTCTGCGAAACGTCAGTGCGCGCAGAAACCTGCATTCTGGTGTTCGGGTGAATCGAGATTGAAGTGTGCGCAAAAGCCATTGTCGTCTCCATTGTTTTGCGGTCTATGCCGCCTGGGCTACCCCTTGCTTGTATTCCTCGATTCCTACGTTGTAAAGCGAGAATTGAGCTTGACGCGCCCCGCGTTGTCTGCCTTTATCAAAATCCAACAGCACAGGAGACAGCGATGGCAATCGATTCAGACGATCAGGCTTTTCCAGGATCGGGATTAGGAGACGATCTCCCCGGCATGTCGTACAGAGAGTGGTTGGCCGGCATCATTGTTGCGAGCCGTTACGGTGACTCCAAAGGCCCCGCCTACGACCACGGCCCCGGCTACGACCACAGCGGGGTTCTTGTGGACGCCTGTGTGCGCCTCGCTGACCAGCTTATTTTGAGGCTAAATAAAAACACCTGACGAAATGGAGAACACCAATGACCATCATCTATAACCAGCCTGCGTCTAGCTATTTCGCCATCGACGCGTTGTCGGCCAGCGGTGCGAAGCTGCTCAACCGCAGCGCGGCGCACTACCTCCACAACAAAGAGAACCCAGCCAAGCCTTCGGCGGCGCAAATGTTCGGCACTCTCGTCCATTCGTTGGTGCTGGAGCCAGAAACCGTCAACGCGCTCTACGCCGCGTCCCCGAAATTCGACAAACGGACAAACGCTGGCAAGGCGGGGTTTGCAGAGTTTGAGGCCGCTAACGCTGGAAAAACGGTAATTGATTTGGACGACTTCCAGCGCGCCCAGCGGGCCGCGACGGCTGTGCTGGATCACCCGACTGCCGGCGCTCTTCTCGCGCTTGCTCAACACCGGGAAGTGACCGTGCTGTTCGAGCGATACGGAGTGCAGTGCAAAGCCCGCATTGATGCTGTTTTTGACTCAACCGTGCTGGACCTAAAAACGACTCGGGACGCATCGCCAGCGGCGTTTGCCCGTTCGTGTGCGGCCTATCAGTATCACGCGCAGGCCACACATTATATCTACGCCGCCGAGGAGTCTGGACTGATCCGCGAAGATACCGAGGATGAAACGCGCTTTTTCTTCGTTGCAGTCGAATCTCTCGAACCGCACAACGTCGCGGTCTACGAGTTGACAGCCGCCGACCACTTAGCAGGCCATAATCTCATGGTCAAGGCTGCGAAAGTCTACCAATCGCTGTCGGACCCGCATCAGTGGCGCGGCTACCCCGAAGCCGTCACCACAATCGCGCTGCCCTGGAACGGAGGCTTCGATGCCGAGTGACCACAAATCCATTATGGTCGAGATCGAGCGCCTCAGGGTCAAGCAGGGCCTATCGGTCAGAGATATGTGCCAGTCTTTGCCGTCAAACAACATATATTGGTATGCCGCGAAGCGAGGGCGCGACAGCCGGTTCTCGACCGTGCAGGCGTTCGCCAACAGGGTCGGCCTCACGCTCAAGCTGGTCAAGCTGGTGAAGAAATGATTCTTGGCATCGACCCAGGCGGCGGCGGTGCATTATGTTTTGCGGACTTCGAGAAGGGCTTGCTCGACATCGTGGACATGCCGGTCGTCGAGGTGCTGCGCGGGAAAAAGCGCAAACGCGAAATTAGCGCGGCCATGCTGGCCGCAGTGATACGCGCCAGACGCCCGGATGTCGCGTGGCTTGAGCGGGTTTCGGCACGGCCGGGGCAGGGGGTGTCTAGCATGTTTGCCTTCGGTCGAGGGGTGGGGACGCTTGAAGGTGTCCTAGCAGCTCTCGAAATCCCAACGCACTACGTCACGCCGCAAAAATGGCAGAAGGCCGTTCAGCAACGCGAAGGCAAGGACGGATCACGCGAGCGCGCCAGTCAACTGTTTCCCGCCTATGCCTCGATGTTTTTGCGCGTCAAGGACGATGGGCGCTCAGATGCCGCGCTCATAGCTTATTACGGTTTTATCAACGGTGAATCAAAATGAGCGACTATGCCGTCGAAATCAAAATCAAAAACGCCCGCGTGTTGCGTTTGATGCGTCGAGCGGGCATCCCGTCCGTCGCGGCGCTGTCGCGCGCATCTGGTGTGTCGATCAATACGATTTATGATCTGATCAGCTTGAAGCGGGCGCCGTTAAGCACAATCACGGGGGACTGGAGGCCGTCAATCAAAATGCTCGCCGATGCGCTCAATTGTCTGCCCGACGATATGTTTTCCGACGCCCAGCGCGCTGGTTACATGAAGCGCAACAAACGCGTGGTTGAAATGTCTCAGGAGGAGGTCGATCTCCTGCTCGACAAGGGCAACGAGCAGATGTCTCTTGATGATGCGGTTTATGCGGCAGAGCGCACAGATAAAATGGTGAAACTCATTGACGAAATATTAACCCCGCGGGAAGCCTCTGTCATAAAAACTCGATTCGGTTTTGGCGGCGATGACGGAAGAACGCTCACTGAGACTGGGAAGATGCACGGCGTAAGTCAAGAGAGGCTCAGACAGATCGAAGCCAGGGCACTTCGTAAGTTTCAAAGAAAACCAAACAAAGAGCGCCTTGTTGCGCTGTTGTAGACCCCAGCGCGGTGGGATGACCGCGCGCCGCCCGCTGACGGTCTCAGCGATCTAAAATGAAAAGCGAGAAGCAAATGTTAAAGTTCCCGAACTCTAATAACTCAGGCCCTTGGGCGCGTCTTGATGCCCGCACCGGAATCCTCTTCATCTCAAGTTCAGACGGCGACAAGCAGGCGGTGGACCTCAAAAATAAGGTCATTGCACTTGATATTCAGAACGCTACGCAGGGCTGGTTGGCGGTCGATGCCGCACGGGCGGACTGGCACCCGGTCAACGGGGCGTGGGACAACCCGCCCTCCGAGAATCACAAGCCTGGCGTGGACCTCCGCATCTACTCTGCCACCGCGTTTGGCGATTCGCCCATCAGAGCGATGCGCGGAAACTCTCGCGGATTCACTGGGTTCATCAGCGAGGTCGAAGAGCGGGTGTTGGCCGCTTTGGACGGGGACCAGGCACCGGCTGGCACTTGGCCAACGATCAAGATCAACGAAATTACTGTCGTGAAGGCCGGTCAGGGTAGCACCATCTCAGTCGGATTCACTCTGGCCCCGATTGACAAGTGGGCCAGCCCAGAGGGAGCCAGCGCACCGGCTAAAGCGGCGCCGGTTGCAAAAACTGCGGTAATGGCCGACGAAGAGTTCTAAAAAGATAGCCCCCGCGTGGTCGGGAGACGCTGCGCGGGGGCTAAGTATAACGGCGACAATGGAGAAACGCCGCATGGCCGATATTATCACCCTTGAATCCCCCTTGCTATTGTCGTTTTCAGCAAGCGGGAAAACAGCAACCGATCTAACGCCCAAAAGCTATACAATCGGCCAGCTTTTTGACCGGCTTGCCAAGCCAACGGTTGGCCCTAAGGACGGATCGTATTACCTGCGCGGCGGGGACCTGATCGAGCCTAAACGCTCGGATGCAAATCTGCGCACCGCCGAACTCATCATCCTCGACGGCGACTCGCGCATTGACCGCGAAACCGGCGAGATCATCCCTGGCGCACCGCCTATGGATTTCGTCTGCGACGTATTATCGAGCCTCGGCATCACGTACTGCGCCCACACAACCTGGAGCTTTGACCCCGACGCGCCGCTCTGGAAATACCGGGTGATCATCCCGGCTAAGGTGCCGGATCAGGCCACCCTGGTCGCCTGCCTGGATGATCTGTTCGAAGTCCTCCACAAGCGCGGCGTCTGGCTCAATAACGTCAACGAGAACGCTAAGTGGGCGCAGCTTTGGTTCCTCCCCAGAGTGCCGCACCCTGCCGCACTTGACGCGTTCAAGGTGCGGAGCAACATGGGGTCCTGGGCCTATGACGTCGACCGTTCGGTTGCCAGAGCCGCAGCCCGCGCCGGTCGGGAGGCGGAGGTTGTGCGGGTAATCGCCGCCCAATTGCCGCACAACAAGGTCGAGCAAGGCACTTCCATCATCGAGACGTTCAACAAGTCCCACGGTTTGGATTGGGTGCGCTCGACCCTCGAAGCCAAGGGCTACAAGTTCGCGTTCCACCGGGGGGACCAGATATACCGCTACATCGCCCCAGCGTCGGAATCAGGGGATGCCGGCGTTGTGGTGTTCAAGGGGGCGCTGGGCGACTGGTGCTGCTACAGCCACCATGGCGCTCACGACCCCCTGCACGGTCGGCTGACCGACCCCTTCGACCTCATGGCCACCTTCGAGCATGGTGGGGACCGCAAGGCCGCAGCCCGGGCCCTGGCCCAGCCTGACCCCCTGCCGGCAATCCTGCAAATGGCCAGAAAATTTAACTCTGACAATATTGTGGCCATGAAACCGGTTTCGGGTTCAGCGAAACCGGTTTCGGATGAGCCCATCGCCGGGGCCGACGAGAGCCTGGTCCGCGCAACCCTGCTTGAACCTTTCGACCCGGCAACCTTGCCGCCGCGCCGCTGGATATACGGCAGGCACCTCATTAGGCAATTCGTCAGCGTCACCGTCGCACCCGGCGGAGTCGGGAAATCCAGCCTCCTGATCGGTGATGCTTTGGCCATGGCCAGCGGCAAGCCGATCATGGGACAGATGGTCCCGGCACCCTTGCGCGTCTGGCTTTGGAACCTGGAAGATCCGCTTGAGGAGTTGAAGCGCCGCCTCGCCGCCGCTATGCAGCACCACGGCCTCGTGTGGAGCGATTTAGGCGGGCGGCTATACCTGGACAGCGGGCGCGACCAAGGGCTCTGTACAGCGATTACAGGGCGCTCTGGCACCCCTGAGCTTGTGGCCCCGGTTGTCGATGCCGTTGTGGCGGAGATGCAGCGGCGACAGATCGATGCCCTATTGGCTGATCCGTTCGTCTCAACCCATCAGGTTAGCGAGAACGACAATAATGCGATGGACATGGTGGCGAAGTCCTGGGGCCATGTGGCCCAGCGGACCAACGCCGCAATCGAGCTAGTCCACCATTCCCGCAAGCAGCCGGATAAGGTTGAGATGAATGCAGAATCCGCCCGAGGCGGCAGCGCACTCACTAGCGCAGCCCGCGTTGTGAGGGTGCTTAATCGGATGACGGCGCTGGAGGCCGAAAAGGCAGGAGTTGAAAATAACCGGCTATTTTTCAGGGTTTATCCCGACAAACAGAATCTAGCGCCGCCCCTGGAACACTCGACCTGGTATAAGCTGCACGATGTGGCGCTGGAAAACGGGGATCAGGTCGGGGTGGTGGCGCCCTTCCAGTGGCCTGACGCCTTCGACGGGGTGTCAACCAGCGACCTCCGCCGGGTTCAGGCTGCGATTGATACCGGCACCTATCGGGCCGATCCGCGAGCCGATATGTGGGCCGGTAACGTCGTTATGAGGGTGCTAGGGATCGACTCAACAGCGCCGGCATCAAAGGCCAAGGCGCGGCTGTTGCTGACGGGGTGGATCAAGTCAGGGGCGCTTGTGCAAGAGGCCGAAACGGACCCTCGAACACGCAAAACCGTGACCGTGATTCGTGTCGGGGACTGGGCAATCGAGGGCGTGATATGAAAACACGCGCATCAAAAAATGTAATGATTTCAATGTTGCTCCAGTCACGAAAACAACTGGAGCAGGACTGGAGCATGACTGGAGCAGAATGGCGGAAAACCGCCGTTTATACGCCAACGACTGGAGCAGGACCGTTGCGGCCATGATCTGCTCTAGTCGTCTCCATGTAGGGGATAGGCCT